AACACAAATCATAGAGTCACACCCCGAGACAACGGTTGCGGGGATATGTCTCCCTGTAAAGCAAAGGTTTACAAATGCCAAACCTGTCTAAAGCCCAAAATCGTTTTATGCAAGCTGCGGCCTCTAGCCCTGAAATGGCTAAGAAGCTAGGCATCCCTCAGAAGGTAGCCAAAGAGTTTGTAAAAGAAACTAAGACTATGAAGGGCAAGCCTGAGAGGGTTAAAAAATGAAGAAAGAAGTTTACGAAAAGCCGCGTCCTAAGTCTTTAGGCAAACCCAAAACACTATCCGCAAATCAGAAGAAGGCGGCAAAAGCGTTTGCGAAAAAGTCAGGAACGGCTTATCCCTCTTTAGTAGCTAATATGGCTGGAGCCAGAGCAAAGAAATGAAGGTGCGTGATGCAGCTAAGCTATTTGAGGCTTATGATAAGAGAACTACTCGCAAGATGGCTCAGCACAACCGCGAGGGCGGCTCTGTCCGCAAGCCAGTCCGTAGCACCAAAAATGCAAGTGCCGCTGACCAGTACGATAGGGGCAAATTCGCATACAGAAAGGCCGCACAAGCGATCACCGCGAGCCATCCACTCCAAAACGATAAGGGCGAACCAACTCCAGCGGCACTCCAGTTCAAAAGGTGGGGCTTCCCCGCCCCGAAAACCCAAGACGACCTCAGAGAGCTAAAAGCCCTGGGTGCGCGGTTAAAAGAGAGATATAAGCCGCGTGAGTCATAGCTGGCAACTGGATTTTGTAGGGGCGATCAAGAAGTCATACCCCGAGTTCTTCACTAACGCAAAGGTTTTAGAGGTTGGGAGTCTGGATATAAACGGCTCCATCCGTCCTTTTTTTGAGAACTGCGACTATTTCGGGGTTGATCTGGGAGAGGGTCGCGGGGTGGATATGGTTGCAAAAGGGGAGGAATTAGACTTCCCAGATGGCACGTTTGACACAACCGCAAGCTGCGAGTGTTTTGAACACAACGAAAAGTGGGCAGAAACCTTCCAAAATATGGTCAGAATGACTCGTCCTGGTGGACTGGTTTTCTTCACCTGCGCGACTACGGGACGACCAGAACACGGCACACGCAGGACAACGCCACAGGATGCTCCGTTCTGCGGGGACTATTACAGAAATCTAGTGGCAGAAGACTTTTGGGATTTGCTTGCTGATTTTGCAGAGCATCATTTTTCTACATACATACACGACTTGAGGTTTGCGGGCATAAAAAATGGCTGATCTTCGCTCTCTAATTTCACAGATACCTATGGAACCAGGGTATGTCCCTGCGCCTCCAGAGCCAGACCTGTCTGTGATCCAGAGGCTTATGGGCCTTCCTCAGACATTGCGGGCTGTAGGCCAGAATCTAGCGGTTGGTGCGGCTTCTCTTCCTGTGGGCATTTATCAAGGTTTTGGTAATCCTGCTGCGGGTGAAGCAGCTATGTCTCAGTTCCAACAAGAGTATGGGTACACACCTACAAACCCTGCGGCTCAGAGACAGTTACAAGGTCTCGGTGAGTTCCTGCAACAGTTAGAGACGGAATACAAGATTCCTCCTATTATGGCTCCTATTGCGGCTACACCTGCTTTAGGTATTCGCGGCATGGTTCCGCAGACAGAACGGTTAGCTAGGGAGTTGGTTAGCGAGATACAGACGACACCTCCTACGGGTGCGGTTCAGTTGGCTCCCACACCTGGGTTACTAGAGAAGTCGGACATAGGCTTTTACAGTCAGTTAGAAGCTGCGGTACAGCCTTTGCAGAACAAAGGAACAGGCCAACAGTATTTGGCTCAGATTCAGAAGTCTGCGGGGGTAAAGCCAGAAGAGATCCAATGGACAGGCTTGGACGAGTTTCTGAAAAACAAACAGTCTGTAACCAAGCAGGAAGTTCAAGACTATCTCGCGGCTAACCGTGTAGATGTAAAGGAAGTGCGGTTGGGCGAAAACTTTGCACCTGGTTATCAGTTTTCTACTTATAACGAGTGGGAAAAAGCGGTTAACCAAGCAGAGGCGGCTGGTGATGTTGCGGAAGTTAGTAGATTAAATGAGTGGGCAAAACTTCGTTACGACACGCCAAACCAAACAAAATTCTCCCAGTACACCCTCCCAGGTGGAGAGAACTACAGAGAGATATTGCTCACGCTTCCGACATCTGGTTCTGGTGGTAAAAGGGTTCGTGTTTATACACAAGATGGAACAAGCGCCGTACAAGTAATGAGTGATGCTGATATTCAGCGTATGGCAGAAAGTGGTCGCCGTAGATTTGAAGTGCTAGACGAAGTAAGCCCACAAGAAACATTCCAATCTTCCCACTTTGACCAACCAAACATACTTGCCCACCTGCGGGTAAACGATAGAACAGTAGACGGTAAAAAAACTCTGTTTGTAGAAGAGATCCAATCAGACTGGCATCAGGCAGGGCGCAAGAAGGGGTATCAAGTTGATAAAGCGGTTTTGGATCGTCAGTTTGATAAACTAGCAAATGAGTATCAGAATGTTGTGCAGCGCAGAGCTGAAACTATTGGTATTCCTGAATTTGCTGACGAATACAACGCACTTCAAAAAGAAGAAGTCCGTCTCATTGCTGAGATGAATCGTATCCATGACCAGCAATCTGGGGTTGTACCAGACGCACCCTTTAAGACATCCTGGCACGAACTATCCCTAAAAAGAGCAATACAAGAAGCTGCGGAAAAGGGGTATGACCAAATAGCATTTACTACAGGCAAAACTCAGGCAGAGAGGTATGACCTGAGTAAGCAGGTGGATTCAATTGTTTATGCTAAAGAAAACGATGGAACATACTCTGTAGTCGCAATGAAAGATGGTCGTGAATTAGTAAAGCGAGACAGCGTAGCTGAATCTGCGCTGCCAGACTTGGTTGGTAAAGAGGTGGCTGAACGCATGGCGGCAAGTGAAGGCAAGGCCATTCCAGGTGGCCCTGAACGGGAGTTATCAGGAGAAAACCTTAGAGTAGGCGGTGAAGGCATGAAAGGCTTTTACGACAACATCCTACCTAAGTCACTAGACAAGCTCGGTAAGAAGTTTGGCGCAAAGGTCGGCAAGACAGATATGGATGGCGTGGAAGTCTGGCAAATGGACATTACTCCGCAAATGCGGGAGTCTGTGACTACTAAAGGCCAACCACTCTTTGCGATACCCGCTATAGGAGCAGGGTTACTTGGTGCGGAAATGATGCAAGAAGAACAGCAATACTAATACTGTTGTAAAATAACCACGAACACCCCGTAGAGGATTCGGACAAATGGAACATGAAAATTTAGAGAAAGAAAAATCAAGCTGGGGCGGCTCCAGAGCAGGAGCAGGTAGACCACAAGGTGCTACCAATAAGATCCCTAAGCAGGTAAAAGAGAACATTGTTGCGGTCTTTGATGAACTAGGTGGCTTAGAGGAGATGGTGAACTGGGCCAAAGCTGACCCCAAGCACCAGACAGAGTTCTACAGGTTCTACAGTAGGCTGGCTCCGATAGAGCAGAAAGTGACAGGCGACCCAGACCAACCCCTGCATATAGGGATTGGATGGATAAAGTAATAACGATTCCTTACAAACCAAGGGGGCCGCAGCTTGAGATTCACAATGCTCTTGATGGAACTCGATTTGTTGTCTCGGTGGCCCACAGGCGTATGGGGAAGTCTGTTGCGGCAATCAACCACCTCATTAAGGCTGCGTTGCAATCCGACAGGGAGTCTCCTCGTTATGCCTATATCGCCCCAACATACACACAAAGCAAAAGGGTAGCCTGGGACTACCTGCTTAAGTACACAGACCCGCTAGAAGCAACAGCAAACATCTCAGAGTTGCGGGTAGATTTTTACGGTAGGCGCATCAGTCTTTATGGTGCAAACAACCCAAACAGTCTGCGAGGTATCTTCCTAGACGGCGTGGTTCTGGACGAGGTAGGGGATATGAACCCCAAGATTTGGCATGAGACTCTAAGACCTGCCCTTGCGGACAGAGGTGGGTGGGCATTATTTATTGGGACTCCGAAAGGCCAGAACCACTTTAAGGAACTGCGAGATCGTGCTGAGACTGAGGACGACTGGGCATTACTGGAATTTAAGGCTTCGGAGACTAACATCTTGCCTAAAGCCGAGCTTGAGGCTGCAAGAAAAGAGATGGGAGACGACAAGTATTTTCAGGAGTTTGAGTGTTCCTTCTCGGCTGCGGTGGAGGGTTCTTACTACGGGACGATACTTAACGAACTCCCAGAAGAACGCTATAAGGAAATCCCAAGGGACGACCTCTGCAAGACCTTTGCGGCCTGGGATCTGGGGATGGGCGACAGTACGGCAATATGGGTTGTTCAAGTTGCGGGCCAAGAAGTTAGGCTCATGGACTACATCGAGAATCATGGGCAGGGCTTAGACTGGTACATTAGAGAACTCACCCACAGAGACTGGCACAAGGCCACTCAGTTGCTGCCCCACGATGTACAGGTAAGAGAGTTGACCACAGGCAAGAGCCGATTAGAAGTCTTAAGAGAGGCTGGCCTAGACTGTACTGTAATACCCAGGTTAAACGTAGACGATGGCATACAAGCCGTAAGAAGGCTTCTTCCCCGTTGCTGGTTCAATATGCCTCAAGTCAAGCAGGGTTTGGATTGCTTGCGGAACTACAGGCGTGAATACGATGAGAAGAGACAGGTTTTCTATGCGCGGCCCCTGCATGATTGGAGCAGTCATGGGTCTGACGCTTTCCGCTATCTTGCTTTGGGCATTGAGACAAACTCTACCTGGGATAAACCCATAAACATTCAGACCAAATGGATTGTGTAAATGGATGATCTAAAGTTAAAAACAGTAGTCCAAGCGGAGATAGACAATGCGCTTGGCTACATCGAGTCGGAGACGACTGAAGAAAGACGCAAGGCGATCAATTACTACAATCGCGCACCCTATGGCAACGAGGTCGAGGGGCGGTCTACGATTGTCACGGGTGAGGTTGCTGAGGCTGTAGACGCTGCGCTTCCTGCCCTGCTGAGGGTCTTTACCCAGGGTGACGATATTGTTCGTGCGGAGCCAGAAGGCCCAGGCGATGAAGAGATTGCCAAGCAGATTACAGGCTACCTAAACTACATCTTCTACCGCGACAACCCTGGCTTCTCCATCCTGAATATTTGGTTCAAGGATGCTCTGTTACAGAAGAACGGTGTCGTTAAGGTTTACTGGGATGACGAGAAGCAAGTTGACTCAGAAGAGTACGAGAACCTGACAGAAGAAGAATTGACCCTAATGCTTGCGGATGAGACCGTGGAAGTGGTCGAGCAGGACAAGCGTAAGGTGGGTGAGGTTCCCGTTCCTCCTACCCCAGAAGAGATGATGGCGGCTCAACAGATGGGCGTGATGCCTGAACCAAAGATGGAGCCGATCTTTGTCTACGATGTAAAGATCCGCAAGGTTAAGAAGTTCGGTCAGGTCAGGATTGAGAACGTACCGCCCGAGGAGTTCATCATCTCCAAGAAGGCGCGGACTATTACAGACTCGCCCTTTTGCGCCCACAGGAAGCTCACAACCCGTTCTGAACTGATAGCGATGGGGTTTGATGCGGATGTGGTGGACAACCTGCCTACCTACCAAGATTTAGACTTCACGCCTGAGAGGGTGGCTCGTTACACGCAGGGTGAGCAGCCTATGGATCAGTCTGCCGCGATAGATAAAAGCATGGAAGAGGTTGAGACCTTTGAGTGCTACATTCGCACAGACTATGACGATGACGGGATTGCGGAGCTTCGTAAGGTTGTTTATGCGGGCAATGAGATCCTAGAGAACGAAGAGATAGACTACGTCCCCTTCTGTTCTGTCTGCCCAATTCCTATGCCGCACAAGTTCTTTGGTCACAGCCTTGCGGACAGGACGATGGACTTACAGCTTATCAAGTCCACTATTACCCGACAGATCCTAGACAACCTTTACCTCACGAACAACGCCCGAGTCATGGCGGTAGACGGGCAAGTAAACCTAGACGACCTGTTAACAGTTACACCTGGTGGTGTAGTTCGGGTGAAAAGCCCACAAGCGATACAGCAGTTGTCGGTCTCCCCTGTTGCGGGCCAGTCTTTCCCCATGCTGGAATACTTGGACAGGATTCAGGAGAAGCGCACAGGGATTACGGCGAACTCACAAGGCTTAGACCCTAACATCTTGCAGAACACGACTGCGGCGGCTGTGGCGGCTATGCAGAACGCTGCGGCTGGCAGAGTCGAGTTGGTTGCTAGGACATTTGCAGAAACAGGTGTCCGAGACCTTTTCCTGAATATCCTTCACCTAGTCGGTAAGTATCAAGATAAGGCCAGGATTGTGCGGCTGCAGGGCAAATATGTGTCCGTAGACCCGCGTGAGTGGAAGTCTCAGTACGATGTGTATATCAACGTGGGTTTAGGAACTGGTACAAGAGAGCAGCAGTTGACCATGCTGTCCATGATCCTTCAGAAACAGGAGCAGCTACTTGGCACACCCCTTGGTCAAGCGTTGGTTGGCATCGAACAGTATAGATCCGTCCTTG